AGTAATTTGGCCGCATTGTGGTGAAATAAATGACGGAATCACTCACATTGGCAAAAGTCACCGATGATTGGTATTGCGTAAGTAAAGGCAAAATCGTTTGCTCAGCGGAATCAATAATTTGATCAAGCTGCGCATCCGAATACAAAGAAACCGAGACACCAAGAATCGCTCTCAGCTGCGAGGCTGTAACTATTGCTGGCATCTCGGTTCCTTTCGTGTCAGTAGCGTTCGGGAGCGACCGCTACCGATTTTAAGTTATTTATGGGAGGTTGTTGAATTGTGCGCCATTTGGCACCTTGGCAGCTAGTGCGCCATAGCCGTAATACAGGATGTCAATTGTTCCATCGCTGTTGATGTTGGTGCGTAGCGTAAAGCGTGGTGATTCATACCATGTGTATGAATCTGGGTTCACAACTACCATTGACGAATCGCCATCGGCTGTTGTTGTACCAGCGTTACCAAATGAGCGTGAAACATAAAGGTTCAAGCCCGGTGAAACTACACCGCGCAAAGAATCGCCTCTAACATTTCCTGCCTGATTGCTAGGTTGTGCCGCATTGTATAGCGGTGTGCCATTGTCGTTGTATCCCATGATGTTTCCCCATTGTGTAGGTGAAACAATCAATGAGCGAGCAAATCCAAGTGATGCGCCATAAACATTTGCCGCTGCCTTTGATGTGTATCCAAGGAATCCGGTTGCTGAGTTTGCTGCCTGTGCTGTCACGCTAGTGACTGCCGCTTGCATTGCTGCAAGTGCATATTCATCTGTTTCCTTTGCATAAGCAAATTCAAGATTCTGGAGCAAAGCTGTTAGGTACTCGGGACGGCTGCGGTCGATTAATTCGACTGTTGAAATTGCGCGGCCTTTAAAAGGCTGAACAGATACAGAAAGAAATGTTGCTGAAAGTGATGTGTCTGTAATTGCGCCATTTTCGGCAATTGCATCAACGCTGGGCACAGCGGTTACACGAGGCAACTCGAAGGTCATGCCTTCGGCAACCAATGTTTCGCGGCTGATGCCATCGATGCAACCACGATCAGCATTTGCAAGTGCATTGATCACCTGTGTGCTTTGTGGTGTTGGAACCATGCCGGGTGCTGTTGATGTTGTGTTATCGGCAGCCTTTACATATTGGCGTGAATCCTCATCATGCAAAATTGTTGCCTTGAGGTAGTGCTCGAGGTATGAAACCTTGTTCACAATTGGTGAGCGTGGTGCTGTGTAGTAAGCCGGGCGTGATGCCTGTACTGGTGCGGTGACTTCTGGAGCTGCTACCGGTTCAACGGCAGGAGCGGTGACTTGTTCGGTAGTGTTTTCCACTTTGTCTCCTTCATTTGGGTTTGTTGTATCTGTAACTGTTTCAGTTTCAGAATCCTCTGATGCGGCTACCTCAGAAACGCGTGCAGATCGCACGGCTGGTTCAGTAACCAAAGCGACAGCTGTGAGCTGCCCATTGAGCACCTTCATGGTGCCATCCTTTTGCATTTCGTAATTGTCCACGGCCAATTCAATTGAAAATCCATCGCGTAAGCCTTCCATGGCCTCCGTCAATGCATCGGTGCCAGCTGTGGTGTTTGCAATCTTAAATGTTGCTGTCATTTCCTTATCGTTTACAGACATGGCAACGCTGCGCCCAATTCTGCGAGTGTTGTCATGCTCAAGGTTTAAGAAAACATCATTTGGCTGAATTGATCCACGAGCAAAAACAACCTTGCCGGTTGATGCGTTTGCGTGCTCATTAAAAGCAACAATGCGACCGCTGATTGTGCGTGCATCTGAATCAGCTGCCGTAATTTGCATTGGTGTTGTTAGCTTCATGAGATCATGTCCTCCATTTGTCTAATTTCATCGGTGGTGATCGCCCCGATGTCAAATAAAATTTTGTAAATCTCTGCACGCTCTTTTTCTGATCCGCGCAAATACGCTTTGAGATCGAATTCCACTCGCTGTGTTGAAGGCGTAAAATCTGGCATGGATAACCTGCTGCTAATACTGTTCATCAGCGGTAGCAGCGAAAAGTCCAACAAAGTTTGACGCGCCGTTTGGGCGTTTGCATAGGTCATGGATGATCCAGTCGGCGCATCAATAAAGTAGGCCGGAATTCCCACGGCTCTTGCTAATTCGGTTGCAATGATTTCGCGTGCAGCATTAAGGCCAATTTGTTCCGGTGAAAATCCAACTGTTGTCAATTCAACATCAGCATTGAGAAACGCTGTGCCGCGATTTCTACGAGCTGCGCCCCATGCATCCAAAAGTTTTGCAATGCGATCCGCTGGCAATGCTGTGCCATTTGATTTCAATACCATCGATGGCACCGGCTCTTTTGCGTACATTGCAGCTGCTCGCTCAAGCTCTGCACCAGCACGGATTGTACGACCAGCGCGGTTCAACAATCCTTCATCGTTGCCATAGAAAACGACAAGCGATCCGACACCTGACATTGGCACACGAGATCCATCGACTGTGTAATACTCAATTTGAGTGCCGATTGAGTTTAAGAAAACGCCAACGCGATTTGGAGCAACGCGCCACATTTGTCGAACACGGCCTGTGTCTGCAAATAAATCGATGATTTGGAAATACGAAAATCCCGTGAATAATAAATCCTCACAAGCCCAGACCCATGATGCGGCTCCTGGGACTCGCTTGTCCGGATCAGAAATCACAACAGGTTGATCAATAATTGCACCTGTTGTTTTGTCGCGAGTGATCAAAGGAATTGTCGCAATTGAATTACAAATCATGTTGCGTGCGCGAGCAATTGCCGGCACGGACATTGCTTCCTCGCGGCTGACAATGTAATCGGCTCCACCAAATGGGAAAAATGCATCCAGCGTTGGAGCTGGCCCAATTTGTGCAGCTACATCAGCACCGCGGTCAATTGCCACAGCTTCGATGGTGCGCTTTCGATCAAATAATCCCATGGAGCGATTTTCTCAAAATGTCAAGCATCAACCCACTAAAATGTCGATTTCGGTTTCTGGGCGTGTCGCAAAGTGTGTGACCAATGCTGATGCTACGGCAGCGGCCACGGCCGTACCGCTGGCACGCCTTCCAATAACCCAGCCGCCATCGCCTCTACGCAATTGCACAGCTGAAAGAATCTGCTCAGTTAGCTTTGATTGATTTCGATGTTTCAAACGCCCAGAATTGATTGCACCCAATAATTCATCGCACGCTTGAGGATAGTCCGCATCCATGTCATGAATCGGAATTCCAGCCGGCTGCATACGAGCTGCAACGGCTCCGGATGTGCGCCGTGAGTAAAGCAAATACTCAATCGGGTACTTTCGGCAATAAGAGGCTGCATCATTGGCAATTGCCCGATCATCAAGCTGAATTGTGTTTTCCCATGTGTGCAACAGCTTCACGACAAACGACTCCGAGCCAAGCTTTTGAGCGGCGACCAATGCAGCATTTTTCCGATCCGGTGAAATGTCGATGGCCATCCATGTGAGCTTGTCCTCATCCAGATCAATTGTTTCATCGCCACACTCTTGCCACTCTTTGGCTCCCACCACGCTGGAGATTGTTTGAACCCATCTGTTCAAAACCTCGGTCATTACAACATCGGGAGGATCATTGAAAACGGCTCGGATGTTATCCGGGTGAATTGTGATGTTGAGGCCGGGATTGGCAAAAGCTGCATTTTCCAATGAAATCTCATCGGTTGGTGCAGACCACTCAAAATAGCCCACATCATCGGCTGCCCCACTAGCTGCGGCCAAACCTCGCTCGCGCAATTGGTTGAGCACCATTGAGTGAGAATCACCGGCCGAGCTGAAACAATTGACTTGTGGATTTTTTGCGGCCATCAATGTGTATCGCATAGCTGCAAAAGTTTCCATGTCATGCAATTCCCGGATTTCATCCATGTGGATGGTTTCGGGTTTTGACAATCCACGAGCTGCCGACCCACCAGCTTTGATGATGAATCGATTGCCTTTAAGCGTTTGGATTTCCTCGGCTCCATGTTGCCAGCGGATGCGCTTTACCTGATTGGCCAAATCTGCATTTTCCTCGATGATCTGCACAATGGCCCGAAATTGCTCCAGCGATGTGACCAACCGGTGAGCTGTGGAAACCTGCAACGATTCATCCCAATGAAAAAGACCCATCATGATTCTGGCCATCATGTAAGTGCTCTTGCCATTTTGCCGGGCTACGGATGCGACTGTGACCGGGTGATGGTATCGGCCATCTGGCTTTACCTTGAGCGAGTGCTCGGCCAGCCATTTTTGCCACGGCATAAAGCCGCCCGGGATGATCTGCTCAGCAAAATCAATCAATTCAAAGCCGCGTGAAGGCAAATCATTGAGCGGTGAGTGGATTCGTGGAGCTGTTACCGGCAAAAAAACCGATGTGAGCCGATCTGAGACGATTTCAGCCGGTGGTGCATCAATGATGACCTGATCATCACTAATCATGACTTATCGACTCGTTTTGGGGTACATAAAGGCCTTGGAGAGTCGGGGGTGTTCCGTCCGT